CTACTAGCACGACACTACTTTTTCTATCTTTAAATAAGTCCTTCAACCTTGTTAATTTCTCAACGTTATTAACTGTTTCCAGGCATTGAACGTAATAATTAAACAATTTTTGTGGTGAAAAGTCGTTTTGTCTAAGTAATCTACCGTTTGGTAAGGTAATATACCCCTTTTGTTGGTAGTCGATGTACATCTTTTTAACAAAATCAGCTATTTGCTTAAATAATTCAATGCCTTTATACTGATCCTCAACCCCATTGTACAATTGTCGAAAAGTAATCTTCTTAGATTCTTGATATTCTTCTGGTGTTAATTCCTCCTTACTAAAATACTGCTGCCCTAGCACTTCGTGAATCGATCTATCTGTCGGTAATTCTATATTGAGCATATTGGCTATCAATCTTGGATGGTATCCATCAAAGTCAAACTCAATAAATACATCGTTTTTAGGTACAAAAGCTGCTCTTGAATTGTTGTCTTTAGTAAGAGCTAAGAAATTAATACCATTAAATGCACTAGTTGGCCTAGAAGTTATGTTGTATAGGTTGTATTTAGTGTATATTATACCGTTTTTAATAGATCTTGCTTTCCAGGTCGGTTCAAAGTGCTTATCAAATAATTTTTCATCTACTCCAATTCCTTGTTCTTCAACCCATTTGTATGCTTCCGTATAGGCATTTATCCACGGTAAATTCTGTTCCTTTCCTACGTAGTGTTTAATTGCTTCGAACATACATTCACATCTTTCATAATGCTTAGAAATAGGTATTAATGTGTTTACTTCTTCTGAATACCTAAGTTTATTATAAAAGTCGTTATGGACATTGGTAAAACAATTGAAATCCGATAGTATATTTTCTTGATCTAGGATAACTTGATTCATATCAATAGCATTCGGAAAATCTAAAAAATAAGAATGCCATTTTTTATCAAAAAGATAAACCGTCGAGTCTACTAACAACTCTTTTACTTTTTCTAAACTAAGAGAAAATCCTTCTGTGTGGTTAAATGGTAGAATGTACCCTTTTTGAAAATCGTTATAATATAAAACGCAGGGTGAAGTGAGCTTTGGATGTGTGTCTTCTGATAATGTGATCAGATCTATAAAGCATTTATCTACTTTAGGTAGCTTTGCTAATTGCTCTTCTGTTTCTACAATGTAATACATAACCTTTTTGTAACCTTTCAATGAAGGTACAATTCTTTTTTCGAAGTAGCAAAATTATTACGGAGTTGGTTTACTATACTTAGTGTACTCACCTCCTATGTAAGCTACTATACCATTGAATCCTTTGTTCTTTGCTTCTGTAACTCTTTTATTAGTTTCAATTATACCACCTTGAATTTGATATTGGGATATCCTTTTATCATTTAACGGACCCGTTAGTTGCCAAAGCATATCCATAATCTCATATCCTAATGTATTAGGTGCTACGTTTCCATTTCTAATCTTTGTCCAATCTAACTTTGAAATTTCTAGTATGAAGTTAGGACCTGACACGTTCTTAGCAAAATACCTTGTAAAGTAGCCTCTTGCATAGTCGCTACTTAATGGTTCTGGATAGTACGGTACTAACTCTGTCAATTGAAGATCGCTTTGCGGGATCTCAGCTTGTGTACCACTTGTTGCAGCTCTTGCGTAACTAGCTTTAGCAACAGTCGTATTTGTATTTGTACTACTTGCTTTAAGTAATTGATTAGATCCTAATACAGGATTAATTCCAGTATATGCTTTTCCGTCGTACGTTAAATAATACCTACCAGCATAGAAAGTACCATCAGGTAATTGAAATTCACCACCTCTGGTATACTGGTTCTGCCTTATTCTGGTTAGTGGATAGTATTTAATCATGTTAACTTAAATATAATTTAGCTTCTTCTTGTCTTCTCTTAACTAATGCTTCTAGTATATCTCTAACACCCGTCTTTACGTTTTTTGCTGTAGTAGGTCCTTTTGTTATTAAAGCAGCTACTTGAGCACTATCTGCATTCGTTTGTATTGCTTTTTGAATACCCCATGTTTTTAAAGCTCCTGCACCTGCATTATACGCATAGCTTACTAACGCTGCTTTTTGTCTATCGTTCAGCATATCCCACTTAGCTTGTCCTATCTGTCCAATAACACCTTTTTTATAAGGTCCTTCAATACTATACCGAAGTGTTCTTTCTGCATCCGCTTTCGTAAACACTGTCGATGCTGTAACATCTAATACCTTCCCATCAGCTGTAACAAAAATATCTGATCCATATCCTGCTCTCAATCTCGTATAATCAAATTTAGGTTTTTCTAAAAATCCTTCTTTTGGTGCAATAAAATTAAATGCCAAAGTTATCCAATCTTGACTGAGATTTAAAGAACTTAAATCAACTGCGCTGATTGCTGTGTTTATACTTGGGGATGTCTGCTGCACCTGGTCAATGAGAGCTCTTGCTGTAGTAGTTTTTGAATCCTCTCTTAATTTAATCATTTGACCTTTAATCCTAGTTAACCATTCGTTGCTTTGAATTGTATGCGTCAAACCGGTTACAATAAATGCTATTTTAGCAAGCCCGTTTTCTCCTCTTAATGACAGTGGCAATCTATCTTCGGGTATAGTAAATGCATTTCCCATTATGATACCACTAACACCATCTATTGTCATTTCTAAATCTGCAGGAATGAATGGAGCAGCCGATGTTATTGGATCGCCAGATTTTACTTTAGACATACGCTCAATATAGTAATTCTTAGCAAGATTTACTTTATCTGCACTAAGTTGCAAATTACTATAAATACTCTTTACATGCTCGTTAAACATTTCTGCTGCTTTTTGGTCATTTGCTGTACCATCCACCACACTCTTTGTATTAGTGTCTGTTCCCGATTTACCGTTTGACGGATCTTGAATAAACGGTTTATACCTATCGCTAAAGTTTTTATTTAAATAACTCAAAGATGAGTGATCAGTAGCATTAACAGATCCAGTAGCTGCCTGTGCTGATATGGCTATCATACTTGCTAGCTTAGTCGACATGGTAGTCTTCAATTGAAACTGCCTTGCTAAGCTTTGTGCACCTGCTACTGGTAATTGCCCTAAGACTGGACCAAATATTGGTAGCTGACCTGATTGTTGTGGATCGGTTTTAAGCTTATTTAAGTAGGTGGTTCTCGACATTATAGAGCCTTCAGATCCTGATGCAAAAGTTAAATTTGGAACCCATTGATCATCTTGTATTTGGACTGTATTCGAATCGTCTCTATAAGCAACTCTAAAAGCATTTGTATTACCTAAACTCTTATTAATATCGGTTAGTATACGCTCTAGAAATGGTTGTAAATTTACTGCATGTTGAGCATCTGATGTTGAGTACTCTTTGACTATGTTTAATAAGTAATCTATATTTAGTAAGACGTTCATTAACTTTCCTTGGTAGGCTTGGTTTTTGTCTTTAAACTCTAGTCCTGACTTATCAAGTAAACCAGATACGACGTTCTCTGTTTGCGGATTAAATATTGGATCTAATTTTTTTGCAATATCTGGAGGATAGATACTTTTATATTGATCCAAAGTTGCATTGAATGGAATTAAACATGTAAACGGATCGACAGAAAATTGTTGGGGTGATGTTAAACAAAAATTAGTTCCTGGATTGAAATCAATATAAATATACGGACGTTTTTCACTTTTTGCAGTACTGCCGGCTGATATTGTTTCCTGTGTTGAATCGTAGATCAAACACATATTATTTAAAAAAGCTAATAAATAACCAAACTGAAGGTATACGGGGGAATGCACCATTTGGTATACCCCTTCTTCTCCTCCTTGTGCATATTTTAGTACATATGCTGTACATAATTTTTCAAAATCAACATCTGGTATAGTACTGAAAAGGGTTGGATCAGCCATTAAACTGCTATTGTATCCTTTTAAAGCATATTGCACTACATCAAACGGTATCCCATCTAAATTTCTAGGTATTACTGGTTTTGCTGTTAATACTCCATTTAAAGATCCGTCATTAAAAAATTTACTAGTTGCCTCTCTTATATCTATTGCTTTTACGCCTACTTCTTGAGAAAGCTCGAGGGCGGCGGCTTGACACTGTGTTTGAACTAGTACAAGCATCGCATTAAGAGCAGACTCAAATCCGAGAGTTGAATCTACTTGATTAGCATTTGCTTGGTTAGCTGCACCGTTGGCATCTCCACTATTGGATCCGCTTGCAGATTGAGGTGTTGCTGTATTATCAGGATTTGGATTTCCCACTCCTGTAATAAAGCCGGTATTATTTGTTGTAATTGTCCAGATAGCAGGTACAGTTTTAACTAATAATCCACCATTTACTTGCTTAGCTGCTCGAAGAGCTTCTTCAGTCTGTGGCCCACTGTAAGCTACATTTTCTATCTGAGTCGTAAAAGTTCCAGATACAACTATATTGACATTTTTACTTTTATCTTCTTGTGTTATTCGTGTACCACTAAGTGTGTGATTTGGCTGCGATAACCAAGCATCTAAGGCATTTATTAATTGCTGTCTTGTCGGTACGTACACATTATCAGCTCCTATTCCAGTTATAACTTTTAAAGTAACGTACATATCCGTTGAAAACGATCCTCCTTGTACATCTCTTACAAGATACCGCACTTCTCGAGTAGTTGGATATAGTGGATCAGTTAATTTGATATTATCTACAATATTTGCACTACCAACTACATTTGGAGCAAGTGCCTGTGCAGTAGTAGTTACTTCTGTAGATGGAACATATCTATTTGTTTCATAATCGAAAATTCTACCTATTACTCTATTGCTAGCTCTACTTACATCTGAACTTTTAACTTCTACTCCAGTACCCCTCTGTATAACTTTTACATAAGCTGCAAATTGTTCAAAAAGATCTGTGTTAAAATTAATATTACCGCCTAATGGTATTCTAGTCCATGGATGATTTATCCATAAACCTCCGTACTTATTTTCTGCTGCAACTTTAACACCTCCATTTGGATTTTTATCAAATAAAGTATAGTAGTCTACTTTAATTAACGGCTTTGGTACATCCATACTTACAAAAGCTGCAGTTCCATAAGCTTTGTAAAAGTCGTTATAAGTACTATTTTTTGGAAAACTATCGTAATCCTTAGTTCGCTGCTCTAACTCTGTAGGGGAATTAGGTGTTGGATCAAGCGATACGGCTACTTCTGGAGCTTTTCTCGCTTCTAAATCTTTTATCTGCTGTTGCAAAGCTTTTAATCGTCGTTCAACATCTGCTGATAAAGCATCTTGATTTTTTTTAAATTCCTGTATCGTTCCATCTGGTAACTTATACACCTGATTAATCCTGGTAGAATCCATTACAGCACCCAATCCTACTAATCTAACTGTACAATCGTATCCACCATCTTGGTTAAATGCCCATGTAAAATTTGATACGATTCCAAGCATCCCATCATAGTTTCCACTAGTTTGTTTTGCTTTCCGAGCAATGGCTTGCTGTACATCCTCTTTTCTTAATCCTGCTGCAAATGGATTATCAATTCCGTAAATACCATTTGTCTTAAAGTTATTATTATTTTCGAAATACTGCGTATGCCCCCATTCTAGAAGCATTGAATACCCTAACCTAAAATACAAAGCTTCAACTACGTTGAGTTGGTTCATATTCCAAACCTTAAAGCTAATCGTAGCTTGTCTTAAAGAACCCAATCTACCTGTAGTTTCAACTTGTACGGATGTTAAACCCGGCATAGGTCTGTATCCCATTTCTTCAGTACCTCCTAAACCGTATGCACCGTCCGGACCAATACCTTGTCTTAGTGTTATACCGTTTTCATTATCTTGCATCGCAGTGCCTGCCTCTAATATCCAATTCTTAGCTAACGTATCTTGATTTTTATTTAAAGTAGCATCCCCCGTCAATCCTAATATAGTGTAATAATTTTTTAATTCATCACTACTTAATGTAATATTTACAGAAGACACTAAACGAGCCCATCCACTTTTATTTGCTAAAAATAAAACTTGTTCATTTGTTCTAGTTGTAGTACTACCTTGCGCTGCTCTAATATAAAGCTGCTTAAGAACAGTCTCACTAAATGGAGCACCTATGACATTTGATAATTTTGTATAACTAGTACCCATTATTTTCTAAATTGTATGTATTTAGGATCGATTGTATATTAGTTGGGATCCTTAATTGAACGCCTATTGGTGCATATATTGAATCACCAGGTAATGCGTTTGCTGATGCAATAATCCACCATAAACTAGCGTCTTGATAAAAATCCAAAGCTAATAAATCTAACCTATCTTCAACTGTAGTAATTAGATAATAGTCTGAATTTGTTGGTTGTATTTCAGGATAAATGTTAGTCTGAAAATACGCACTACCTGTTACATTCAGCTTGGTTGTTGGTATATTTTGGTATCTTGATTGCATTAAAATTTATTTTGTATTTGTACGAAATTTTAATATTTCAGCTTGCCTTCTACCTTCCGCACTTCCTATTCCTATAGTATCAGTAAGCGTCATTGGAGTTGTATTTTTAAAGATTGGTTGAACAGTAGTATTAGTAACAGTTGTTCGTGTCTGTTTTTTAGGTTTAGCTTGGTTTACTTTCTTTACATTTTGCTTCGTTGGTGGTGGCAACTTCTGTACTGGTGATGGTACGTATCCAGTAAATGGTTGTATAGTTGCTCCAGATGCAGCTGGGGTTGCTTGAATAGGTTCGAGTTCCGGTACAAAATTTGTTTTTGCTGCAGGAGGAGCTAGGTAAAGATAGTCGTCTTTATTAACAATTAGCGGTACAAATGGACTGCTATAACTTTCCTTTCTCGGTAGTATGTTTAGGATTGGTTTGAAGCTACATTGCACCGTTACCATGTGCGGCAATTGACGAACATCATCATCTACGTTTCCACCACCTTCGTTCAGTACAATTTCCCACGGCGTATTACTATTATCAATTGTTACATTTACATTTTCTAAAAATCCTGGCATCCTATAAATATAATCTCCAATAGTCACTTTAACAACGTTTCCACGCATTAAATTATATTTAGAAGAGTAATCAGGATAAACTTGTGATATAAGTTGATTAAGTTTTCTGTATAGCGGTAACATTTCACTCCTCGTCTGAGTAAAAATCTTAAACGAAAAACCAATACTTCTATCAAACCCTTGATAAGTTCTAAATGTTTCACCTCTTCCTAAATATTTGAATGAATTATATTCTGCCGAATGATTATCGGTTATTTGACCCTCTAAAAAAGCTCTAAATATTAAAGCTACGCTAAACTCTGGATTATCGTTGTCTATACATTCAAATGCGAACTTAATCATATCTGCTGTATCACTTCCTCCCTCTGTCCATGGATCAGTTGTAGTTGGATTATAATAAAATGGATTTAGTGCATTAAGTTGATCGATAGCCGTTTCTTTTGATGTATCATTATAAAACAATCTATTATCCTTAGCTCCTGGATTACCTACATTCAATCTAGGTTCAATTCCATAAACTGTATAATCTACATAAGCTACTTCTGGAGCAAGACCGTTATTTGTTAAGCCTGCTCTAAAATCTTGAATGCGAGGATGTGCTTGATTTCCATTAACATAGGTTTTTTGCTGTGCTAATTGGTTATATGTAAAAGCTATGGTTGAATATGCAAGTCCTGTGGCTGTATCCTGAACTGGTTGTGTGTTAGTTGCTCTAAATATTCTCGTAAAACCAAGACCATATACCGATCCAGGACCTCCTGAATAGTTAAACAATTGATTCTGTATTGTAGAAATACCTAACCTATCAACTAAGAAAGGATCAATACCAATTCCGTTTACTGTATCCGAACTTACAAGAAAATTTGTATCGCCAATTAATTTCAATGCTCTTAAAATAGCAAGTCTATTAGTTGTTCCTGTATTATTTGCAGGCGCACCAGCAACATACTCATATGTTTGCTTTACCGACTCATAAAGAGTTGGAGCTACCCCATGCCTATTAAAATGTGCACCAGTTCCCATTACTTGAACTTGTGCTAAAGTATTTAAAGGATTGTATACGTTTGTAACCGGTAAAACTGCATTACCCAATGAAGGTCCTGCAAATGTTAGACTATTTGGTACTTGTGTTTTAGGATTGGTAAGTTGTAATCCTACTTGCTTCTGTATAAACGCAGTTCCACGTGGTGCATCCTTAAAAAACTTTTGTATTCTTTCTCTATCAATTGTAGAAGATACTACTCCAATCCCACCTTCTATTAACTGCGTTATTGCACCACCTCTAATCGGAAAATCCAAACTTGTTCTGTTAATTTCATAGTACCTTTTAATATTAGGACCAGTATTTGCAGTTTCAATTGGAAATTGTATGTAGGGCTGCCCACTATCACCTCCACCAGGACGGTCTGAACCGTATTTTAAGGTAGTAAAATCCGTTTTAAAATTAATTAGTGGCATCTTATGTCTTATTGACTGTTTTAAGGTAATCTAGATAGGTTGGTTGCGGTTTAGCACCGTATGTAACATCTATTGGATTCTGACTAACGGGTATAACTGATGATGCTAGCGGTACTGATGAGCCTCTTATACTAGCTGCAACATTTTGAGGCACTCCTTCAAAAATACCTGATGGATTTGTCTTGCCTTGCTTGCTTAACTGCGATTGCTGTATTTGGCTTTGCATGTTTGATCGCTGTACCGTGTCAATGTATGGTTCTATTTGTGACATATGTTAATTAGTTACTTTTTATAAACTTGAGGAAAATAATTAACTGTTGATGTTGCTATAGTTTGACCGTCTAGAACCGATTGAACTATGATAGGTTGTGGTGCCATAACTCCATACGGCTGTCCTGATGCTGCTGCCGGTGTTGCTGCTACGGCTTGCTGTGCTGCTCCTTGTTGTACAGTTGCTCCAACAGATTGTGCTGGAGTTCCTCCCAGTGAATTACTTACAGATAAAACACCTCCCGCCAAACTACCTGCCCCGGACCTAACCTGAGCTGCTAAACCTGTGTACTTATCTTTATCACCACCAAAAAAACCTGCTACACTACCGATTGCTTCTAATACAGATGCTATTATATCGCCTATCGTCTGTATCAAACCAGCTAATCTCTCCGTAAGCCCTTTAATAAACCCATTTATTCTTTCCGGCTTAGTGATGAAATCAAATATTCCTGAGTTTGTTAGGAAATCGACAAATGTCTTTTTAATTCTTTCCATTACCTCTGTCAGCTTTTCTGCAGTGGTAACTTGTGTAATCGTTTCATAACCATCCTTACCAATTAAAGCACTGATTTGTGCTTGAGTTTGACCTTGCTTTTCTAATAATGCTATCTTTTCTTGAGCTGTTTTTAAATCACCTGCTCCTAATTTACTGTAAATATCTTGTTTTTTTAACACATCTGCTAAACCGTCCCTCGTCATACCAACAGATTGAGCAATTGCTTCTTGCTGAATCCTATTCATATTTAAATACTCGCTCGTACTACCTACATTCTTTGTTATCTCAGCTGATAAAGATGCATAATCGTTATTTAATGCAGCTTCTCTAGCTTTTGTTAAATTTAACTCTTTACCCGTTAATACTTGGGCTTCCATTTCTTTTGAAATGCTACCTTCAAAATCTAAAAAGCTATCTGCAAGACCATCTAATTGCTTTAATTCAAAACCCATAGTCTTTACAGATGCTACAGCTTTTATAATTCTTTCAGGATACTTTGAAAAAGTTAATCCCAAAACGCCAGCTGTCTTAGATGCTTCTGATAGGATATCTGAGAATTTAAAGCTAGTACCTACCATTTTATTAAATGCACCTACTTGACCTATTACACTTTTAGTAATATCGGCTGCATTCCTACCTGTTATAATTGCTGATTGAGCTATTGCTTGCCTCGACTCTGCCTCGACTCCTGCAATATCTCGTAATTTAACGTCATTTACTAAAATATCATCGCTTAATTGCTTGTTAATACCTAATTGATTGCCTATTTCAACCTGAGATTGTAGCATTCTAGTTGAATTAACTACAATGTTGTCGCTTGCAATAGCTGTTTCATTGAAACTTTTTCTCATGTCTGCAGCAGCTTCTTTCGAAATATTCATTGTTCTAGCTACTCTCATATTAGCTTGATCAACTCCTAAAACTGCATCGACCATTGCTTTAAAAGCACCAATTAATCCACCTAATAAACCTCCTAGAACTGGAATAGTCTTTGCAATGTTTTGCAAACCGTCTAGCATGCTAGTTGCTCCTGCACCTGATACTGCACCACCTCCCATTCCTAAAGCATCGCCACTTATTAAAGCTGCTGCACTTTGTAATGGTGCCATCAATGCATTTTTTATTTCAGCTCCTAATGCTTTAAATGGTGCTTTAAGTTTTTCAATCTGCGCCATGACAGCTGCTGCTATTGCTCCATATGGACCAGCTGCTGCCAAAGCTGCCTCTCCATTACCTTCCCCACCTGCACCGGCTGCAGGATTAGCTCCGCCACCTACCCTTGCACGAGCTATATCAATTTGTTGTTGCTTTTGCTCCTTTGTTCTAAACAAATCTGCTATCCTACTACCAATCCCTCGTTCTTTATTTATAGCTTTTAGTAGATCTCTTTCTGTTTGTAATGCAGCTTTTTGCTTAGATGCAGTCTGCTCCTGAGCTCTAAGATAGCCACCTGCAGTTTTTAGCAAAGTTTCTTCGTCAGCCTTTCTTGCTCTTAATTGCCTTTCTAAGTTCTTAGCAGCTCTGTCTGCGCTCGTCGTTCCTTTAGCTTTTTGTACTTGAATTTCTTTTTCTAAAGCACTAATCTTACTTGATACATTCAAGTAAGCTTTTGCATTTTCTTGCTCTTCTTTTCCTAATCTAGCAAGCTCTTTTGCAAATGTTTCTTCTTCCTTAGCAGCTTTATTAATTCGAAGCCTGGTCGCTAAAATATTTTTCCAGCCAAGCTGTTCTTGCTCAATTCGTTGAACTCGAGCTCTCTCTTGCTTTTCGTCTTCGCTTAGTGGATCTTGTTTGGCCATACGGTTATTACATTATTATACAAATAAATAGCTGTCTATCGCTTTTTTACCTTAGATGTGTAAGTTGGTTTGATATCATCCTTTTGCTTGATGTCTGGTTTCGATACCATAGGTTTATCAGCAGTGACTAGTTGTCTCTCCTGCTGTATCTCTTGCATTTTCTGCAAATGTTCATTGATAAATTTAATATTTAACCTTCTCTCACCTACAGGCATATCCATAACTTCAGACCACGAAAAGCCTCCGCCTCCGTGGTATGTTAGTTCAAATACTTCTCTTTTGTAAATTTGCCTATACTCAACTCCCGGGAAAAAAAAATTCAGCCGTTAGTGGTAGACTTTGATCAACTTCTCTACCGCTTGATAAGGTAAAATTGACTGTAAGATCAATGTCTGGGGAAATAGATGCTATATAAGCTCTGAGTGGGTTGGAATCCTTAGCTAACAAGTAGTTGTCTACAAAGTCTCTTATAGTCTTTTGCTCATAATCACCGTTTACTGATGTTATTTGGTGTTTTAGCCTGGTTGTCAGCTCTCCTGCTTGTAGATTTGTAGCTTTTTTAAAGCCTTTTATCTCTTGCTCTATCTTTCTTTCGTCCGCTACAGTAAGTAGTTTAAAAGTAATTAAGTTTTTAGAGGCTGGTAGCTCAAAAGAAAACTCGTTTTTATTGTTAAATAAGCTGTAATCTACGACTTTATTGCTAAGCGACTGTAGATCTATGTTTACTGTTTCTTTATTATTGTCATTTTCGCTATCTACGTACTCAAAGCTATATGCAGAACCGTATGCTAAGATACGTGCAGCAATTAATAATGAATTTCTATCTCCTAGTATTAAATCTTCGTATTGAATTGGTGATTTAATTAAGGATTGTAGCATTTTTTCAATCGCTAATCCTTGTCTTAATAAATTTACATTCGTAAGAATATCCTCTTCCCTAGCTGTCATATACTTCATTTCAATAGTACCTGATGATAGTGGATTTGTGAGGTCGTATACTTTACCTTGAGATGGTAATTCGATAGTCTCCGTTGGGAGTGTGAACTTTTCTGCCATAATCTTTATTTGTTTTATACTAATAAATATATACGATTAGGATTTTATAGCTTATTTTGTAAATAATTTATGTACAAATCTAACACCTATATTAACTAAATCATATACAATACATCCGTAAACTACTATTGCAACTGTAAAAAACACAAAACAATACTTAAAATACATACTAAAAGATCCCCAATCACTAAGTTCAGAGGTCATTAAAGTAAAAAATTGAAAGCATACGGCTGTAATTGCTGAACTTACTGCAATACCCGCAAGTATAGCTAAGGTAGATCCTAGTACTAGTAGCGGTTTCCAGAAAATTCTCACCAAAATACCTAATAAAACTAGTATAAAAGCGTAAAATAAGAATGTTGTCATAACTTTAATTGTTTAGAACCTAAAGATACGACTTTTTTAACATCTAGCAACTTTTTTGACAAAAAAAAAGCCACTTTTTCAAGTGGCCTTCTAATGTATTGATATTGAGATTAGTAGTTAAGTATGCAATAATCCATTCCTATTCCTAATTCAATCGTAATTGCGTCTTGGTTAGACCAGTCATAAGAACCAAAGTTTGATGTCTTTACGAAAGCTCCTTTAATAATCCACTCACTCACCACATCTCCTACTGGACCTAGGATAGATAAATTCAGATCCTTCTTATAGAAGTCAGAATAACCATCTCTACCGGTTACAGATTCATGTGATAAACGTATCCACTCCATTACTGCCTGTTGGCCAGATGGAGAGATTGGGTTATATAGGTTTAAAGTCATATCTTGCCACTCAGCTTTACCTTTAATCTTACGGTAAACGTTGATGTGGTCGATTTTAACTTCGTTCAAGTTGATGTTTGGTGCAGTTGCACTTTTAATCATAAATGAAGGGATACCATCTATATACATAATGAACCGATTCTGAACTGTAGGTTCGAACGCTGTGAACATTATTTCGTTTGGGTCTAATACTGGCATTTTATTCTGTGTTTAATATAAATATCTATTAATGCGAAACTTATTAACGGCAATAATGCATTGCAACTACTGTGTATTCACCTTCGTCGTTGTATCTACGGCATTGACCGTTTCTAACTTCGTAATGATGCTCGTATTCTTTTAATGATTGCTTTTTTGAACGGCTGCTAATGAACTTTTTTATCTTAGCTTGATCCTCTTTTGATAAAGCT